ATGGGGATACACGACCGAGACTGGTACAGGGAAGAAATGCGACAACGGCACGCCAAAGAGCAAGCCGCCGCTGCGAAACCCGCTCCAAAAGCCTCCACGCCTCGGAAACGGATTCCGGTCGACCTGATCGACACCGCCAACCCTCCGAAGCTATGGGGGGCCGACTGGCATTGGTCCCTACAACTGCTCGTGTGGCTTGCCATCGCCGCCCTCCTGCTGATGATCTGGCGCATCGCCCGATAAGCTGGGTACAGGTCGCACAAGCGTCTTTCCCCCGCAAGCGGGTGCCCGGAATACCGGCTTAGCAATAAAGGGGGCGGGAGCGACGGGGCACGTAAGCACGAGCCGGCCACTGCGCGCGTGCGCGTGGTATCCCCGCAGGGCGGGGCCCCTCCACGCTTCGTGCTCGCTGCCGTCTCTACATCGTTGCAACAGAAGCGGAAGTGGCCTGCGGCGCGTTGCCGGTAGGCGGAACCCGACCATCAGAACCGTAGCCGTTGTTCATCACGATAGGCTTGTCTGGCGAGCCAGCCTGGCGCACCGGGGCATCACATGTCACAGCCTTGGCGGACTTGCCCCAGCGGAGATAGCCAGCGCAATCGGTGAGCGCCTGCCAACGGTATCCCGCAGCCACCAGATCATCGCTCGTGACGTGTGCCAACACCGCGCCGGATGTCGCGACGGCGAAGGTATAGAGCGTGCGGCCCTTCAGCCGCATCATGCCGGTGAGATGGAGCGTCTTGCCACCATAGGGCTCTGGATCGGCCTCAACTGCCGCAGGCGCCCCACCAGCCGCCCCACCAGCCGCCTCAACAGCGGGCTTTTGCGGCTCAGTCGATACCTCGGGCGCCTCGCGCCCCGCCATGCGCTTGATCGCCTCGAAATCGGTTTTGCCGTCTGGCTTGACCACAGCACTCTTGAAGCCCGGTGCATTGTCCTTCGGCGGCTTGTCCTTGGAGAAGCTGTAGACCGAGAAGGCAACCAGCACCGCACAGGCGAGCCATACGGCGCGCGTGACACGCTTGAGCTTGACCGAAAGGGGGGCCACATCGGATGCGCCGGCCTCCAGAACCGAATTACCTTGCGTGTGACTCTTGTAGAGGTTGAAAAAATGCGGCTCGTACTTGCGCAGACCCTCTTGGATAACGGCACCGCGATATCCAGCATGCACCTTCCGGATGTACTCATTCGGTTTGCCCAGCACATCCGCTTTGCGCACCTTGATGACCATGGCCATGATGCCAGCGATGTCCTGGCACATCTCGCGGAATTTCTGAGTCGCAAGGAGCACATCGCAGTTGAAATGCCGGTGGAGCTTGTACCACTCGACCACCGCCTTAGACGTCCCGAGCTTGGGCATCGCGACGTGGCATTCATCGACCACGAACAGCGGCCCACGCCCGGTTGTCGGATGCTTCCAGTCGGACCAATAGCACCACACAGTACCGAACAACCGCGAACCCTCGGGTGCCGGCTCGGTGTGCCCATCGGCGAACAATTCGAACGCCCGGCCCTGCCCCGTGGCCGGATCCACGCGCTCCGCATTCCATGAGCCGCGCACTGGGGCCGGCGTATACCGAATTTCGATCAGATCACGATATGACGGATCGATGGCCGCGTACGTATCGACGTTGAGCGGCAAGTTCGTAATGACCTTGCGACCCTCCTTGAGCGCCACGAGCACCTGAAACACACAGGCTTCGTAGCTCTTGCCCGAGCCCGGAATTCCCTCTAAGCCATTGATCATGATCCCAACCTCGTGAACGGAATTAACTGCAAGATGAGGCGGATCGCGATGGCCGCCGCGATGATGGCGCAGCATGTGCCGATGCCGAGCAATCCCATGATGTTGACAATCTCGCCCGGCAAGCCACCGGCCATGTTGGTGTAAGGCTGAATGCCGGAAAGATCGATCGCGCCGATTGCCTTGACCGCGATCTTCATCACCTGCTCGAAAGGCCAGCAGGCCGCATCGCGCACCAAATCCCACACGGCCACCCAGCACTTAACGAACAACTGGCCGATCCACACGAGAACGGCCGCGATCTTCGCAAACAACATAGTGAAAGCTGCAGCCATATCAGCCTCCGAAGATCAATGCGCGAGCAAGCAACAGCGCACTCAGGATAAGGATCGCTTTGGCAACGTCCCAAATCCAGCAGGGCGGCGCAACGTCATGAACGCCATAGGGCGCCCAGGTCGCAAAGTTGAGATTGATGGGCCAGCTCGGGCATGCCCCACCATCGCCGATGTTCGGCATCAACTGCTTTGCCAACTGCACCAGCGAAGTGTTCTTCAGCTGGTCCTTGTATTCGTCATAGATGCCCTCCATGCCGTTGGGATACTTGCGCACGTAGAGGTCAGGCACAGGCGGCAACGGTGTATCCGATGGTGGCTCATCAACGGCCTCAGGCGTGCTGTTCGTTGTAGTACTGCTGATCACATCGCCCGCTTCGTTGCGGGTCACACTGGTGGTCGTTTGGTTAACCGTGATCGTGTCGCCCGCATAGTTGTAGTTGATGACGGTCGTATTCGTCGTGGTCAAGGTCTGCGGACCATTCGGCGTTTGCTGCGTGCTCTGGCTGGTGGTCGTGCTCGCTGGCGACTGCGCAGGCCCCTCGACTGAAAGCGGCTGATCCATGTCGAAATTGCCCCCCTTTTCCGCGTAGTCGCGCATGGCGTCCCACACCTTCGATGCGTTCGCAGGATTCTTGATCACGTCTTCCAACTTGGCTTGCGCCTGATCGGTTGTGATCGGCCGCCAAGCGATGTCCGAGACATTCGGCTCCGAGTGGCATGTCCCATCGGACCATTGGTACTGACCAGCAGGGCAGGTAGCGTTTCGAATCGCCGGAGCCGTCTCACCGTTTCGAAAGAAGCTCCCATTCGGGTTCGTCTTCACATAGAGCCAGCACTTGTCCTCCTCGAACAAGGTCTTACCCTGCCACCCGAAGCGCGTCACATCCTCGGCATAGATATCGCTGATGGCGAGACAACCCGCGGACTTGGTGGAAGACCATGGCCCGGCGCGCCCGGTAATCGGACTCTTGTATTGATAGTCCGTGCCCGTCGAAGGCTGCACACTGCCGGGCACACACTCTTCCCAAGCACCACTCGGCGTGAGCTGCATTGATCCACCCATCAGCCGTACACACGCAGCCTCGGCGAGGGTCTTGAATGCCTCACCAGCGAGGTAGCCGCCCACACCACCACGCAATGCCTTGCCGATGTTCGCAGGCGTCAGAACGCCCTTAACCGTGCCTTTATCAGGAGGTAGATCGGGAAGCTTGAAAGGCATCTCAAGGAGACGGCCAAACTCCGTCTGACCGCCATTGAGGTTCGCGGGACGATTGAGAAGCTCACCAAAGGTGCCGCCGCTGGGCGTCACCGTGCCTCGGGCCGTATTGGGGCCGGTGCGACCGAGGCCGAGACCGGAATTTCTATTGATCTGAGAAGCAAGGGCAGGACCGCCGATGCAGAGGATCAGGAGCACGCAGAGAAGACGAACGAGCTTCATGGTGCGGACTTGAAACCGACGATAAAGGCGAGCGCGCTCATCGCTCCGACAAGAAGGATGACCGCCCAGAACAGAGCGAGGAGCGCGCCGGCCAGCATGGTCTTAGACCTTGCGGATGACGCGCTTGGACACGTCCGGACCCTTCATCGTCAGCGCGATGGCAACGATGATCAGGCACACCGCCAGGACGGCGGCTTGCACGCCGTCGAGGCCAACAGCATTCAGCACCGTCACGATGGGGTTCGTGGTGGTCTGGGCGAATGCACCGGCCGAAGCGGTGCCGAGAGCGGCCATGGCGAGCGCCTTGGAGCCGTACTTGCGAGCGAGGTTACGGAGGTTCTTCATTTCAATTTCCTTTGCGGTTGCGTTGATGAAATGGCATCGTTAAGACGACACCCGAAAGACCTGCACGCAGGGCTATCGGCTGGTCATATCTTGCGAATGTTTGCGATGGCGAGAGCAGTCCCGAAGCCGAGCAGCCAGAAGGCCAGCACGGCCGCGAACCCCCAACCGAACACGAAGAACAGCACCTCTGGCGTGATCCCCATGGCAGTGAAATCCACGGTTTCGAGGAAAGGCAACGATGCGACGTTGCCCGCTGGACACGGGTCCACATCAGCAGTGCAAACGAGATAGCGCATCAGTCAAACAACTCGTCTTCACGAGCGAGGTAGCCGCAAAGCGGGCATTGGCACGCACCTTCGAGGCCGTCGATGATTTCCCACTCCTCGTACTTCACAGGCTCATCGCAGCCAGGACACTCCATCGAGATATCCGCAATTTCATCGTCATGAAACGGTCCAGACATAGGTATCTCCATTCAAAAAGGGTTGTCTTCGCTATCGCCCTCGAAGTCGTCATCGAGGCCCGAAAACCCGCAGCACTGACACTGCAGAACGCCAATGGCAGAAAGCTCTTCCTCTTCGTGAAACTCCACGTCAGAGCTATCGCACTCAGGACAACAAAGCGGCATAGATCACCTTTCACTGGAGAGTTGCAGGCGCGTCATGCACCCAGGAGAAAGGCCCTGAGGCCTCGATCTGTCGAGGCGTGGTCCGCACTCGGATAAAGCTCTGAAAACCGCCGCCTGTTGGTGCGAACTCAGACGCGAGAAACTCGCCGGTTTCGTCATTGCGATAGCCGCCTCCCTTCGCAGGTCTGAAGCGGTCGTTGATCGAAGCATTGCCCTGCACATACGCAGGCCACAAAGCCCACCGACGAATAGCAGCGCCAATAGAGCAAAGCCCTCCGACGCCGTGAATGCGTGCTCCACGGGGAAACCCTCCTACGTTCTTGCTGTCCGCCTTCTTGGCGTAGCTCATGAGGTAGGCCACGGGTGCGCGGCCTTTCTCGGTGTTGGTGAAGCCATGGGTCCACCAGCCCTTGCGATCGGCCTGGGGCATGCTCACGCCGGCCGGCAGGAAGAAGATGGCGTGGTAGTGGATGACACCTCGGCCCTGGCCGTCCTCGCGGCGCTTGCCGTCCTGCAATTCGCCGACCCAGACGTATTTCAGGCGCTGACCGGGGCAACGGGCCTTGAACCACTCGCGGACCTTGCGCAGGTAGTCGGAGATATGGCGCGGACGCCAATCGGCGTTGGTGCCGCGATAGGTCAGCGTGACCATCACGTTGTTTTCGCCGACGCCGTCGCCGAGGTTTAGGAGGCACTTCGCGCCGACGCCGACTGCCTTGCGCAAGCGCGTGACGCGGGCCTGCGGCCGGTCGATGGTTATGCATTGCTCTGCCCACCGCAGGGCGGTCGGGAGAGCCGCAAAACCACTTGTTGATACTGAGACAAGCCCGCGCGCTGCGCGCGCTTCTGCGGACTGCATATCGCGCTCGGTTTGACGCTGCGAGAACGCACGCAGCGCTTCCATGGAGGATGCGCGTGCGGCGTTGACCGAGGCTTGATGAGCGCCGAGGTAGGTCATGGTGCGCTACCGATGGCCTTGGCGAGAGCGACTTGCGCCGCGTCGTTCGCTTCAGCTTCAGTGGCAAAGCCAAACACGAGATCACACAGCACGCCCTGGTTCACCAACGCGTATTGCCAGCCACGTTCAGGCGTGCTCTCTTCTACGAAGACTTCCCATTGGTCCCATGGAGCGGTCATAGCGCAGCCTCGATCAGCCAAGCGGCCTCAGAGCGCAGCCGGTCGCCCATGCGCTGTTCGTAGGGCGAGAGGGAACGGTGCTCGGCACCGTCGAGGCCTTCGAGCCAGAAGCGAAGGCGAAGGAAGTTCCGGGCGAAGGTGCTCATCGCGAGCACCCCTGGAGAACGGCTGTGTCCACGACGCGATCCGCGCAGATTTGCTGGCAGGACACAACAGCGAACGAGACGCCGACTACGAAGACCGGGATGCCGAGCCAGCCCCACCACTTCACAGCGACTCTCCCGAGAGGGGAACACCGTTGGCCGTGTAGGTCACGTCAATGACGACTTGACCATCATCAGCGGAGGCTTCGACGCTGATGCCGTCAAGGCCGTCTTCCTGCGCGGCTCGCAGGAGGCCGAGCAACGCACCTTCGAGAGTCGCCAGGTGCGCCGCCTGCATCGCTTCACGCGAGTGCATGGTGCACCCCTTCAGCTATTGGACTTGGGGGCCGGCGCGACAGCGCGTGCCAGCCTCGGAGCCACCGAGAGCTTTCCCTTGCTGTCCACGTAGATGCTGGAGGGGTGCAGGAGGTACTCGCCCGGCGCATAGAACAGCGCGGCGCCATCCTTGTCCTTGGGCAGCGAGATTTCGACTTTGGTCGGATGCGGGTCCGGGTTGCCCTCACGGTCGCTGAGAAACATCCACACGTCTTGGAAAGACATGTCGTAGGGCTTGCCGGTGGCTTTGGCGTTGCCCTGCATGCGGCGCACCGAAGTGCTGGTGACGGAAACTTTGATCATGGTGGCTCCTAGAATTGCTACTCAATGTGAGTAGTGCAACGGAGCCTAGAACTACTCACCTTGAGTAGCAAGCAGTTTTTTATACTTACTCAGCTTGAGTAGTTTCTACACAACATGAGGAATCGTCTGATATGCAAACAACCATGAACCTGCTAGAGACAGCGCTGAAGCTCGAGGCCATCCCGACTTGGACCAAGAAACTCGGCCTCTCGGCCCAGGCGCTCTACAACGCTCGCGACCGCGGACACCTATCGCCTGCCATCGCTGGCGCGCTGGCCGAAGAACTCGGCCAGGACGCGAAAGAGTGGATCGTGGTCGCCGCGCTTGAGTCAGAAAGAGACAGCGCATGCAAAACCCGCATGGTCAAGCGAATGGGAAAGGTTTTGATGTTGTAA